TTGATCCTTGAAGAAAATATGGTGAAAGTGGCATGATATCATCCTATGAGATCAAGAGGTGGTATTTCGTATTCTGTTTTAAGTGAGTATTCGATTTCTTCAATTTCCTTTATAGCATCTTCGTATATTTGTCTTCCATTTAACTGAACTCCACCAGGTAATAATACACCTTGAAATTTAATTAAATTCATTCCCCATTGTTTTTTAATTGTAGCTGTAGCATATTTCTTTAACCAAAAATCATTATAAATTGCAGGTGCATCTGATGGATCTAAAAGACGATAACCATCAATAATAATAAATGTATCATCAGACATCTGCCCGAAATCAATATCAAGATATAATCTGTGATTCTTTTTGTTAAATCTTAATTGTGTATCTGGAGTAATGATACGACTTAAATCTTCCAAATAAGTCTTGGTCATTGCATAGTTCATCAAATCAAGTGCACCATAATAATATAAGTCATTTAAAAATATCTGATACTTAATATTAAACATACCACTAGATAAGGTACTTGCATCCATTTTAAGAACTCTTTCTACACCTAATACATGATCTGGTAGTTGTATGAAATTTTGACTTTCTGTAAATGTTGTTGTAGTTATACCAACAGTTGAATTTGCTGTTGTTGTAGTAATACCAGTCTTTAATGTTTCTCTATTTTCTTTCGTAATTTCATGTTTCAATAGCATTCTTTCGACACCATCAAAATGTCGTTCCTGAAAGTATTGAATTGCATCATCAATTAAGTCGTCTATCTGGTCGTCATCCACATTAACTTCCAGCACAGGATATCCTAGTCTTCTTAGACAGTAATCTATCAATCCTTGCCTTGTGGATGGCTTACTCATTTCTTAATTCCTCTTTTAGGACTCTGTAATTCAT